TCCACCTAATGCCTTATTCACCTACAGGTTTGCAGGAGTTCAACAGAAGCTTCACGGGATCAGGCGTGGAGAGCTTATCACAATCACTGCTGGAACTGGAATCGGTAAATCCTCGCTCTGCAGGCAGTTTGCATGTCACGTTCTCCAAGATGGAGGACGGGTCGGTTATCTGGCACTTGAGGAGCACTATCGTACAACCTTACTAGGACTAATCAGTGCATCACTAGGTAAGAATTATCTGACCAAACCTTACGGTAAGGAAGAGATGATGGAAGCCTATGATGCAACAGTAGCTAACTGGGATCTCCAACTATTCGACGGCTTCGGCAGTTATTCACCCGACGAGATCTATAAGCGTATCGAGTACATGATCCTTGGCCTTGGTTGCCAAGTTGTGTTCTTCGATCACCTGTCGATCTTGTTGTCCGGGCTAACCGACATTGATGAGCGTCGGTCTATTGACATAGTAATGACTAGGTTACGATCACTTGTGGAAGCAACCGGCGTAACGCTGTTCTTGCTATGTCATGTAAGCGGTGATGACAACGGTAAGCCTTATGAAGAAGGCGGCCGAGTCAAGCTAAACAAGCTACGAGGCAGCCGTGCTATTGGTCAGATCTCTGACATCGTTATTGCTCTAGAGAGAGACCAACAAGATGACCAGTACAGCAACAGATCATTAGTTCGTATTCTCAAAAACAGGTTCTCCGGCGAAGTCGGACCTGCTTGTTACCTCACCTACAACAAAGATGACAGTCAGTTTACTGAATCGGCCTACTATTGTAGTACCCCAGACGGGAATCCTACCAACACACCACTCCCCGAGTTCTAAACTCAGGAGGCCAAACCCACCTACGCCTGAAGCAGTTGCTAAGGCGCAGTTTATTGATAAAACCTACAGCTGGGCAGGCTGAACACCATACCGGGCTGGTATACGTCAGCCCCTTTTTCTATGACTCAACTTGTTTTCGACATCGAAACCGATGGCCTACTCGGTGAGATGACAAAGATCCACTGCCTCGCAATCAATGACCTCGAAACTAATCAGACGATTACATACAACGACGAGGGAAATTCGGAACCGATTGTTAGAGGTATCCAAAGACTGGAGGATGCGTCTTGTATTCTTGGGCACGGTATTATTAACTTTGACCTGCCTGCTATACGCTCCGTTTATCCCTGGTTTAGCCAACCTAGCTTATGCGTGGATACTCTTCTCCTTAGTAATCTTCTACACACTGATCTCATCGCTGTAGATAAGATCAGGAAGTGGCCAGGTTTACCACTACGGCTATACGGCCGTCATAGTTTAGAGGCTTATGGTTACCGGCTGAACTGCCGTAAAGGTGACTATGGTAAGACCTCTGACTGGAAACACTGGTCACAAGAGATGGAAGACTACTGCAAACAAGATGTAGCAGTCACAAGGAAGTTGGTCGAACACTTCATACCCAAACTCAAATGACTACATTCCCACCCCTACCCTTTTGGGTACACCTAGAGCTACACGTCCAAGAAATCCTATCGGAGCAACAACAACATGGCTGGTATTTTGATGAGCTATCTGCAAGGGAACTTGCATTGTCTCTCGGAACAGAGCTTCGAGAAATTGAAGGGCTACTTCGAAGGAAATATCCTTTCGTGGCAGGACCACAATTCACTCCTAAGCGACCTAACAAGACACAAGGTTATCACACCGGAGCAACGTTCACTCGCCTTAAAGAATTTAACCCAACAAGCAGAGACCACATTGCTTGGATACTTACAACGCACTACGGATGGGAGCCAAGTCAAACCACAGAAACTGGCAAAGCAGTCATAGATGAGAAGGTACTATCTGAACTTGATTACCCCATTGCTAAACACCTATCACGATGCCTAGATCTACGAAAGAAGCTTGGAATGTTGGAGGAGGGAACTAATGCGTGGCTACGATTGGTGGACGAAAGCTCCCGACTACATCACTATTGTTCGGTCTCCACGAACACGCACAGGTGCGCACACCGTAATCCAAACTTGGCGCAAGTCCCGAGCGACTCAGAATTTCGTAAGTTATTCAGAGCCACGCCAGGAATGGTCATGGTTGGAGCTGATCTCTCAGGCATCGAGCTTAGGATGCTTGCTCACTATCTTGGTGCTTACGATAATGGTCGTTACGCAGACATCTTACTCAACGGAGACATCCATCAGGTCAACGCCGACAAGATCGGTATCACACGGACACAAGTAAAAACAGTTACTTATGCATTTCTATATGGTGCTGGCGACAAGAAGATTGGAATCTCTGTTGATAAAAGTCTTTCAGAGAAGGACGCTACTAAACGCGGCCGAGAGGTTAGAGCTGCCTTTGTTGACGCAATCAATGGCCTCGGTGAGCTCCTGGCTGCAGTTAAACACAGAGCACGGCAGGGAATCATCACTGCTATTGACGGCAGAACCATCAAAGTTGACAGCCAACACAAAGCACTAAACTACTTACTGCAATCCAGTGCTGGTATCATTGCTAAGCATTGGATGTGTGGCGTACATATCAACATCAAAGACAAACCTGCTCATCAATTAGGTTTCATTCACGATGAACTACAGTACGAAGCTCAACCGGACTACGCGGACCAACTCGCCGAGACTCTTATACGCGAAGCCGCTAACGCCGGAACGGCTTACTCTCTCAGATTACCTATTGCTGCAGAAGCCCGGACAGGACAGTCCTGGGCAGACACCCACTAATTCACACTCACACAATGCTACTTCTAATTGATGCTGACTTCATAGCCTATAAAGCCTGTGCTGGGGCAGAGATTGACGTTGACTATGGCGATAATGTCATCGTAGTCTCCAGTCGATTCTCTGATGCCCAGCAATACTTCGCTAGAGAGATCGAGCGAATAAAGAATTTCTTCTCGTACTTCGATGATCTAGAAATCGGCCTATATTTCAGTGCGGCCGAAAATTTTAGGAAGAAAATTTTACCCGAGTATAAGGGTCATCGAAATCGCAAGAAACCCTGTGGCTATAAGCGACTTATAGAGGATTTGAAGGATGAATACACTGTCATCCAAGTCCCAACACTTGAAGCCGATGATGCTATGGGTGTAGCCCAGACAATAACAGAGGATAATGATTCGATCATCGTATCACCTGACAAAGATATGCGTCAGATCCCTGGCTATCTCTATGACTTCAAAGAGGTTGTAAAGATAACTGAGGAAGAGGGACGAAGGTTCCATCTACTTCAGACATTAGCCGGTGATTCTACTGACGGATACGCTGGTTGCCCAGGCTATGGAATGAAGAAAGCTGAGCAACTCCTGTCTGAAAATGACTATAGTTGGAAAGCTATTGTTGAAGCTTTCGAAGAGAAGGGTCTCACTGAAGAGGATGCCCTAACCAATGCACGCCTTGCAAAGATCCTTACCGCTGATTACTATGACTTCGACAAACGAGAGCCAATTCTATGGACCTCCAGCCCCAGTGATGGAGCTGACGATGGAGCAGAGCCTGCGCCTGAGAAGGCTGACAGATCTGCTACCAAAAGCTGATAAGGATGACATCATCACGCTGCTGCTGGCTCTACAGAAGCAGTGCTTTTGTCTATCCAATACAACAATGAACCTCATCAACAAGTGGCCAAAACCACCGCCGCTGACTGAGGCTGATGCTGCTGCCATCATTGAGAGGTTCAAGCAGCATGACTAACACCATCTACACCCTACTTCTATGTCTAATCATTCTGTATTACACTCCGATGGCTCAGCTGCGTTTCTACGAGCGCGTCATGATGCTGAGGCTATACGTCGTATACTTTCCGTTGAGAGTACGGATGTGGTGGGGAATGTACCGTCTTCGCAGACAGGTCCAGCGTACTATCGGCGAGGACATACCCAAGTATGGGATTTCATTAGAGAGCAAGAGCTCAACTTCCACCTTGGCAACGCCATCAAATACATCTGCAGAGCTGGACACAAAACCTCCAGCAAAACAGAAGATCTAAAGAAAGCCATCCACTATCTAACCAATGAACTTGAAAACACCTATCCACAAACAATCGGAATCAACAACAGCGGCCCTAGAATTTCGGAACAAGTTCCAAGTAAAGAGTTCCATCGACCTTGCTACGAGGACTATGCAGAGAGACTTGATTGTTGAAGAGTTCAAGGAGTTTGTAGAAGCTAATCAGCAGATGCATTATATGTGGGCAGAGAGCCGTGCTGATTGTTTGAAAGAGCTTGCTGACCTCGTTTATGTATGCTACCAGTTCGCTATGAACATGGGTTGGGATCTAGACGAGGCACTTCACCGTGTCCACGCAAGCAACCTCAGTAAACTAGGAGAGGATGGAAAGCCTGTCCGAAGAGAGGATGGAAAGGTTCTCAAGGGGCCTAACTACGAACCACCTACACTAACTGATTTAGTATGACCAGACCAAATGTTATTTCGCGCACCGGGAGGGTGCAATCATGGCTTGATGATCCCGAAGGAAGACTACCAGTATCTTGCACAGTATTCGTTGTGGAGGATACTATGGAAGGCCCTAATGGAATCGAGGCTTCCTGGCGTTTTGCTAGTCATGCTTTACGCTATGGCGCTGGTTGTGCTATTCATCTAAGCAAACTACGCCCACGAGGAGAGGAGAATGGAAAAGGACTTGTCGCATCAGGACCAGTATCCTTCGGAAAAATATACTCAACGCTCAATGAAATCATACGTCGCGGAGGTGCGTACAAGAATGGTGCTATCGTGCTCCATCTTGATGCTAACCATCCTGATCTCCTTGAGTTTATTACTACCAGTCGCGCTGAACTACCATGGGTGAAGCGTTGTGTTGACATCACCGAAAATCTTTGGCTTAGTCTTAGCGACGAAGTTAAAGATGCTTTACTACATGGTATCAAGTCAGGTGACATCTGGCTCAACAAGATCAAATACCAAAACGGAGCACGAATTTATGGAAACGTCTGCCTTGAGGTTTACCTGCCCTCACGCGGAACATGCCTCCTACAGCACGTCAATCTTGCTGCCTGTGAATACGAAGACATCGAGCCCGCTTTCGTTCAAGGTATGTCTGAACTGTGCGAAATACATACACGCACAGGCGTTGGACGCAGCGGTCAGTATCTGCACCCAGATGACGACCGACAAGTAGGCCTAGGTATGCTGGGCTTAGCAAATTTGCTAGCACGTTATGAAGTTACATACGATGAGTTTGGTCGTGCTCTCGATCATATCAACAGTGACAATGCTCCTGTTGGTGGAGGTGAGCTGCTGGCGGCTGCTCTCAAACGAGGAATTGAGGCAGCAGCAACAATCGCTAGAGAGAACGGAATGGTGCGTGCGTTTGCTATCGCGCCTACAGCCTCTTGCTCGTATAGAAGTAAAGGACTTGACGGCAATACCGCAACTCCAGAGATCGCTCCGCCGATCTCAAGATTGGTTGATAGAGATTCTGAAACCTTTGGAGTTACCACCTACGACTACGGGAACGTCGAGATAGCAAGTGAAGTAGGCTGGGATGCCTACTATAGAGTAGCGAATGGAATAATGACAATGTTAGAAAGGACGGGACTTCTTCACGGTTACAGCTTCAACTCTTGGAGTGATGTTGTAACCTACGACCGTGTGTTCGTTGAAGAGTGGCTAGCTAGCCCCCAGACTTCACTGTATTACAGTCTGCAAGTCATGCCTGACACACAAGATAAGACCGATGCGATGGCTGCATTAGGAGATGAGGACGTAGACGAGTACCTCACATCAATACTTGAAGGAAAGGAAGACACAGACTGGTTCTATAAAGCCGACCAAGCAACTACTGAACCCATTAGTTGCATCGGCTGTGCCGAATAAACCAATCTGAAATCAATGAACCCTTATCAAAAACTACTTGACCGCAAACGTACTTGGACACCCGTTGCTACTAATGCTGGAAAACTTGCTGAAGGATCTGAAGAAACAGTGCGTCGAGCACTCGCAATCAGACACATGGAACTCCCAGTGGGAGAGTTCATCACTGAATCTCTACGCTCTGAAGTTCCAGAACTATCACGGGACTTACTTCAATCCAACGTTCGCGACGAAGAGAGACACGACCTGGCTCTCAATTACATCGCCGATGCTCACGGCACTGATCCTCAAGCTGAAGCGGAAGCCCTCCGCCTTAGAGAAGCGTGGATTGCGCATCCGGATCACACCATCACAAAAGCCTTGGTTGCCGAACGTGCAATTTTCTTTGTACTACTCCCATTCTTTAGGGCTAATGGTGATGCTGGACTCCGTACCGTTTCCGCAGACATCAGCAGAGACGAGCAAATACACGTCGCTTGTAACTCACTCGTCTGCCGCGAGCTCGGATACGAGCCCTCACCTAGCCTCGATAAGCTAAGGAAGGCTACTGTCAACTGGATCTTCCAGCCTCTAGGCAATAGTGAGTCCAAATTTTTAGATAAAAAATTTTGGCTGGATTCCAGTGATCGCTTAATGTATGAAGGCAAGGCACCAGAGTTCAACTTTACTAAGTCCGCCCGTATGCCTGCGTTCTTTGAACACAGCAACGTAAACCTACCACAGTATGCATAATGCCTAAGATACCCGGACATTCCGAGCTGTATGCTGGAGGACACACAAGAATCACACCTGGCTCTGAAACACTTCCTGGCCTGTGTTTTACAAACGACTATCAAACTGGTATTTTCCAGGGTAGTCAAGGCCACATGGGATTAACGTCCAATGGAATAGCTTGGTTAGAAGTAAACAGCGACAAGGATTTAGTCGCACACGGTAAGCTATTGTTTGAGGGAGACAATGCTACCTATTGGCTAGACTTAGACTTTCCTATCTCCCTCAGAATTACCGGTGCTAATCGTCCTACGATTGACACCTTAGTTGGTAACATAAAGATTCCTAGATGGGCTGTAGATGACTATGCAGATATTGAGGGACAAGAGCTCCCTCACTCATGGAAAAGGAACAGCGATCTTTCTTGGCACATCCACTACCATACTAACGGGTCAGATGTAGATGACCGTTACGTTAGATTTGAAATAGAAGTAGCCATCGCTACTAACTTCGGAACTATTTCAGCTGTAGATACCATTGATAGCGGAGACATTCTTGTCCCTGGTGGAACAGCGGATAGAACGATGCGAGTGTTTGGTATAGGAACAACATCTCCTGGTGATGTCTTTGCTCCTCACATCTTTGCTAGATTGAAGAGGGTAGCAGCTACTGGAACGGCACCAACAAGTGATCCGTTTGTTAATATGCTACAAGCA